ACTTCATCGTTGAGCAGAGCAACTAATCCAAACGGTGACAGTCTGACATGGCCAGGAAACACTGGTAGTGTTGCGACTGGTGGTTTTATTTTGTCTGGATATGGACCTGAAGTGTATTTCTGTGTGTTTGCGAAACCACAGGGTACTAGCAAAGCAGACAGTTCATTTTATGATCCCAGCAAAGGTAAGATTGAAGTCAACTTCTCGATATTCTGGAACGAGATCAAGCAGTAATGAATGTTGTTTTCCAGTACGGACATTGGACTCTGTGGGCAGATTCTGACGGAAGTGGTGGAGGATTTGGTGCGGGTGGTTATTACGGCACACAGAAAGTAACGTTTGATGGTCCGAACAAAATCATATATGTTGCGGAAGGTGTAACAGTACTAGACATCAAAGTTGATGTATACTCGGCATGGAAAGAGTGGGTACTTGGAAATTTAGAGTATCCATATGGATCAAACTGGCCGCCAGCGATTGACGCTATCGGTGGTGAACCATTGAACGATACTTTGAATGTTGGTTCGACGTTCTTCCTTGAGAATGGCTGGAGAATACAACCATTTGCAAGTAAGACACCGTATATTCTTACTGTGAACGGTAACATCTACACACGAGAGACAGGACAAAACCCATTTTTGTTTGCAGAAGGTGTATCGGTGAACTTGACACGTTCTAACTTGGTTGACCAATTGGTTGCGACTGCGGCAGTGACAGAACAGGATTATTTAAACATTGCAGAGAAAGTTTGGCAATATACGAAACTTTTAAACACGGGTACGAATTCATATGGTACATTAGTGAAAGATATAGATAGTGACTTGACTGATGTGAAAACACAGGTAGATAAAACCTTGAAGAAAGGTGAATTTTTAGCATTAAAATAGGAGATAAATTATGGCTGACGAAGACGTAATTGTTGCAGAAGTGGAAGCGGATCCGATTGAAAATAACAACCCAATCGAAGATTTATTAAAATCGATCGAAACTGGACAGTACACGGATGCGGAACAATCGTTTAGTGACATTATAGGAAGTCGTCTACAAGACACTTTGGATCAAGCAAAAATCCGTATTGCGGATACAATGCACAATGCGCAACAAGATGCCGAAGAAGAAGTCGATGACAATAACAATGAATTCGAAGAAGATGAATATGATTTTGACGATGAAGACGACGAATCTTAAATATTAAATTTGTATAAATAATTCATGACAACGATAATTAACGATAATTTAATTAGAACGTTTGAAAAGGCCGCACATGATCATGTATATTGGGTTATGGCAAATAAAGGTCTTTTTTTAAAACCGATGAACTTTAGTACTACTCAATATATGTGGTTAGGTGGTATGAAGAGTGCGGTTAAGTTTAACGAGATTGTTCATACAAGTCTCGTGGAACTTGCACCGAACTCTACCTTTTTAGACATGGGTATAGCAGCGGGTTATTTAGAACTCGTTAACCGACTGAAAGGGAAACCATTAGATATAAAAACTATAGAATGGGACGAACAACTTGAATGTTGTACGAAGGTCAGAGAGGCGTTCGGTGTAAATGTTGATTACGTATGTAATACCATTTATGACGAAAACTTCGAGATCGAGGGTTGTGAAAAAAGAGATTATATAATTTTGGAAAGATTTTTTCCGGTATATCATACAAATGATTTTGAAAAGATCAGAGAGATCTTTCACAAGTTATCAAAATATGCATACAAGGCAATTATTGTAGAGTGTGATAACAATTGGAGTAAGGGTATATTCGAACAAATGATCGAAGTATCCGAGGTACGAATAAGATTAAGCGAAACATGGCAAATGGTAGTAACCGATTTGGAACAATTTAGATGAAATCATTTAAACAGATAAGAGAAGCAAAAAAGATGCCTGCGGGCGATCACGTCTTTTCCAAAAAGGTGAACAAACACTCTGTTATGGTGCATAAAGATAATAAAGGGTTCACTGTCTATATCGACGGTGACAAACTAGACACCTATAAGTCTCAAAAAGAGGCTGAAAAAATGGGTGTTGAATTCGCAAAGGAAATGTAAATGAAACTGATTTCCGAATATACAGAACATGACGTACAGTGCATCGTTGAACGTAAAGAAAACGGTGACAAGTCGTTCGTCATAGAAGGAGTATTTGCACAGTCCGAACAAAAGAATCGTAACGGTAGAATCTACCCCAAATCGATCATGGAAAAGGCTGTCAATAAATACGTTACAGAACAAGTTTCCAAGAAACGTGCGGTTGGTGAGTTAAATCACCCAGATGGACCGACTGTTAACTTGGACAAAGTTTCACATCTTATCACTGACCTTCGAATGGAAGGCAATGATGTGATGGGAAAGGCACAAATATTGGATACTCCGATGGGTAAGATCGTTAAGGGTCTTCTTGAAGGTGGTGTTCAACTAGGTGTGTCAACTCGTGGTATGGGTAGTCTTGAGAATAGGAATGGTGTTGCATACGTCCGTGACGACTTCATTTTGAATACAGTTGATATTGTACAGGATCCTAGTGCTCCTGGCGCATTTGTTAACGGTATCATGGAAGGCGTAGAATGGGTATGGAATAATGGCATCATTCAACCTCAAGTAATTGAAGAAATGGAGACTGAAATTAAAACCGCTCCGAAAAAGCATCTCTATGAGACGCAGGTTCGTGAGTACAAAAATTTCCTCTCGTTGCTCAAATCAAACTTTAAGGAGTAAAACATATGTCTGAACTGGATCAAAATGTTGAGCTTCCTGTCGATGAGGACAACCAAATCGAGGAAGCGAGTGCTCAAAAAATGCCTGTAGGAGATGAAGCACAGTCGATCGCAGCTACCGACAAAGCGACAGACGCAACTAAAAAGGCGCCTTCTCGCAATGGTGACACTGGTAAGCAAGATCCGATGCCGAAAACTAAAGCAGGTATGTTGAACGCTATGTACGGTAAGTTATCTGCAATGAAGAAAGCAGATCTACATGCAATGTACAGCAAGATGGAAGGTTTCGAAGTGGACGAAGACGGTGATGCAGTTGAATTACCCGAATTCGCATACACAGACGAACTGGACGCACTTGTGGAAAGCGAAGCAACTTTGTCAGATGAGTTCAAAGCGAAAACTGCTGTAATTTTCGAAACTGCAATTCGTTCCAAACTCGCTGAAGAAGTAGAGCGAATGGAAAATGAATATCAATCACGTCTTGATGAAGAACTGCAAGCAACTCGTGCAGACCTCGTTGAGAAGGTTGATTCCTACCTCAACTATGTAGTTGAAAATTGGATGGAAGAGAACAAACTCGCTGTCGAGACTGGTCTCCGTACTGAAATTGCTGAAGACTTCATGGGCAAGTTGAAAGACCTGTTCGTTGAATCTTACATCGACGTACCCGAATCCAAGGTTGACCTAGTTGATGAACTAGCAGAACAAGTTGAAGAACTCGAAGAGAAACTCAACAAGCAAACTGCTAACGTTCTTGAAATGTCAGAATCACTTGAGAACTACAAGCGTCAAGCAATTATCCGTGAAGCTTCACGTGATCTTGCAGAAACTCAAGTAGAAAAACTGAACTCATTGGTTGAATCACTTGACTTTGAAGACGAAGAATCTTTTGCACAGAAAGTTAAAACTGTGAAAGAGTCATACTTCAAGAAAGAAGTTGTTTCTCAAGAAGAAGAAATCAATGAGGATTGGGAAGCTGATCAATCAGTAGAAGTTAATTCTATTATGAGTCAGTACCTTAACACAATTCGAAAAACCAATAAAAAATAAGGAGTATTCTAATGAGTACAGAATTATCATACGATCGTTTGATCGAAAAATGGTCACCGATTCTTGAAGAAGAATCAGCTGGTAAAATTACCGACCATCACCGTAAAGCGGTAACTGCTGCTATCTTGGAAAACCAAGAGATGGCAATGCAGAAAGAAATGCAATTGAACGAAGTTGCAGCTAACTCAAACGCTTCTGTAACTGGTGCAGCTCACGGTACTACTGGTGCAAACTGGAACCCCGTTTTGATCGCACTTGTTCGTCGTGCAATGCCTAACTTGATGGCATACGACCTTGCAGGCGTTCAGCCTATGACTGGTCCTACTGGTCTTATCTTTGCAATGAAATCACGTTACAAGACTACTCGTGGTGGTGCAACTGCTGGTGCAGAAGCATTCTTCGACGAAGCGCAAGCACCTTACTCTGGTGACTCAAGTCTTTCTATGGACTCTGGTGACGTTGCTGGTAACAAAGGTCCTTCAGGTCTTGCTGGTGTAACTGACACTGACAATGACTCGTCTCTTGTCGACTCTGGTGCATCTTACGTTCCTTCTGGTCTTGGCGCATCACCTCTTTCAGCTGGTATGCCTACTGCTGATGCAGAAGCGTTGGGAACTCCTGCCGGTTCAGATTTCGCAGAAATGGGTTTCACAATCGAGAAAGCAACTGTAACTGCTCGCAGCCGTGCGTTGAAAGCAGAATACACTCTCGAACTTGCACAGGACTTGAAAGCAATTCACGGTCTTGATGCAGAAACTGAACTTGCGAACATTCTGTCAACTGAAATCTTGGCAGAGATCAACCGTGAAATCATCCGTACTATCAATGCACAGGCGAAAATCGGTTGCCGTCAAGCTGGTCTCCAGACTGCTGGTATCTTCGATCTTTCAACTGACGCAGATGGTCGTTGGTCAGTTGAGAAGTTCAAGGGTCTGTTGGTTCAGTTAGAGCGTGAAGCTAACGTTATTGCGAAAGAAACTCGTCGCGGTAAAGGTAACATCGTAGTATGTTCTTCTGACGTTGCTACTGCACTTGTTGCTGCTGGCATGTTGGATTACGCACCTGCGTTGTCTACTAACCTTCAGGTTGACGACACTGGTAACACGTTCGCAGGTGTATTGAACGGTCGTACTCGTGTTTACATCGACCCATATGCGGTTGCTGACTACGTAACTGTTGGTTACAAAGGTACTAACCCCTATGACGCAGGTATCTTCTACTGCCCATACGTTCCTCTACAGATGGTACGTGCGGTTGGTGAGAATGACTTCCAGCCTCGCATCGGGTTCAAGACTCGTTACGGTATGGCGTCTAACCCATTCGTGGGCGCAACTCCTGCTGACGGTCTTGCTGCAAACCGTACTAACCAGTACTACCGCATCTTCCGTGTGGACAACATCCTCGCATAATTCTAAAAATTATGAGGATTTGGGGGGCAGAAATGCCCCCTTTTTTTTCATATAAATAATTCATATCGTAACTACAGGTATTAAGCATGTCAACCTTTGATTGTGGAACTAACTATCTTACACCCACAGGGTTTAAGGTAAATATAAACCGTGACAATTATCCTAACTTACAGTTCTACGCGCAGGGTGTACAACATCCCGATTTAAATCTAGAATCGACCGAGATCAGTTATCCTAGAGTAGGTCGTGTTGGTTTTCTGGGTGAGTCACTCACATTTGGACTGTTGAGTATGGATGTATTATTAGACGAAGACATGAACTCATATCGTGAATTGTTCGATTGGGTACATAGATCCGTAGAACGAAACCATACGGGTTACAATAAAAACCCAACCGAAATACCATCTTATTGTGATATCACATTGTCAATATTGTCAAGTCACAATAACACCAACAAACAATTCAAATATATGAACTCACACCCCACTTCTATTGGTGCGGTCAACTTCACTGCAACAGATGCAGGAGAATACATCACATTTCCGGTTACATTTCGTTTTGATTATTTTGAATTTTTATGATATAATATAGTTTGTTGTAACTATATTTAAGGAATATTATGAATCTTGATGATATATTGAATGAGTGGAAAAAAGACTCACATATCGAATTTAATAAACTGGATGTCTCTTCACAGGAGACACCCAAGTTACACGCTAAATATCTGGAACTCTACACCAACGCAAAGTTGAAGTTGAAAGACGCAGAGTTCAAACAGAAGATTCTTCTCAAGGACAAATGGTTGTACTACAACGGAAAGATGTCCCAAGAAGAATTAGAAAAGAAAGGATGGAATCCAGATCCCTTCGATGGTTTGAAAATATTGAAAGGTGAGATGGACCATTACTATGAGAGTGATCCCGAGATACAAGCAAGTGAAGCCAAGATCGTCTACTTGCAGACTGTGTTAGAGACACTTAAAGAAATACTAGATAATCTGAAATGGCGTCACCAAACAATCAAGAACATGATCCAGTGGAAACAATTCGAAGCAGGGTTTTAATGCAAATAATCAAACTAAAAATGAAAGACTATGCGATGCTTCAACTGACAGAGTGTGAACCACATATTGTCAAGGAGTTATCCGAGTATTTTACATTTGAAGTTCCTGGCGCTAAATTTATGCCGGCTGTAAAGAAGAAAGTTTGGGACGGCAAGATCAGAATGCTTGATCGCAACACAGGCGAGATCAATGCGGGTCTCTACTGGGCGATCAAACGATTTGCGATGGATCGTGGTTATGGTATTAAAATTGAGGAGGGACCGTATGGATATCCTTATGACAAAAATAAAGTCAATCACATGCAGACTATGGAGTGGTTTGATACATTGGGTATCCCTTTCAAACCCCGCGATTATCAATACGATGCAATCACTTACGGTATAGAGAACAAACGTTGTGTTCTGATATCACCTACGGGTTCGGGTAAATCGTTTATCATTTATCTGATGCTTCGATGGTTCCTTGAAAACCACGATGAAAAGGCGTTAATCATCGTCCCCACAACATCTTTGGTGGAACAACTTCACTCTGATTTTATATCTTATGGGTACGATGCGGATTTGCATTGCCATAAGATATATTCAGGAAAGGACAAAGATACGGACAAACGAGTCATCATCTCAACATGGCAGTCTATCTATAAACTGCACCCCGTTTGGTTTCATCAATTTGGTGCAATCTTTGGTGATGAGGTTCATGGTTTCAAAGCAAAGTCTTTGTCGTCTATTATGAACAAATCGAAGAACGCACAGTATCGTTGGGGTACAACTGGTACACTGGATGGTACACAAGTCAATGAACTTGTACTTGAAGGACTGTTTGGTCCGAAGAAACAGGTTACCACAACGCACGAACTGCAACAGAAAAATACCCTCGCTCAACTTGATATAGATATAATACTACTACAATATGCCGCAGAACATTGCAAACTTACTGATGGACGAACCTATCAGGATGAGATAGACTTCATTGTTACTTACGAAAAACGAAATAAGTTTATCGCAAATCTCGCAACAAGTCAAGAAGGTAACACACTTGTCTTGTTTAATTTAGTCGATCGTCACGGTAAAGTACTCCGTGACATGATTGACGACAAACTAAAGAAAGGTCAGAGGTTGTTCTATGTTAGTGGAGAAACCAAAACCAGTGATAGAGAAGCAGTCCGAGGAATCGTCGAGAAACAATCTAATAGTATTATTCTTGCTTCTTTGGGTACTTTCTCGACTGGAATCAATATACGTAACATTCACAACATCATTTTCGCAAGTCCGTCAAAAAGCCAGATTCGAGTGTTGCAGTCGATCGGACGAGGATTAAGAAAGTCTGACGATGGTTCAACCACCAAGTTATACGATATTGCAGACGACTTACATTGGAAATCCAAGAAGAACTTCACCTTATTACACAGCGGTGAACGTGTAAAGATATATAGTAAAGAGAAATTTAATTATCGAATAATTAAGGTCGACATATAATGCACGATATATCTCAATTTAAATTAACTTGTGGTGATGAAATAATTTGTGAAGTGATGGAATGGCCTGACAGTGAAGGTGATTATATTCTCCGCAATGTCATGTCCTTGACCATTACGTTTGATGATAATTATATTCCTCGATATTCACTCCGACCTTGGATGACTTACATTGATTCTCCCACCGAGTTGATTACTGTTTCGAAGAACCATGTTATGGCCAGTGCATTTCCTAATGAATTTTTCATTACAGAATATGAACAAAGTATTCTTGAATTGAAGATCATGAGAAAGAAACGAGATGCGTACAACAAATTACTTGAACAAGAAAATGAAAAGAAACTGAAAGAATCCGTTGATCGTGTGATGAAAGAAATGGGTATGAAAGACTCTTCGGATGATTTGGAAGATGATTATGACAATGTTATTCTATTTCCTTCTGGTGACGATACCCTCCATTAGTATATTCACCCTTCGGCGCAGAGCAGCTTTAGGGTATCACATTTTTTAATATTTGGCAAGCATTATTTTTATGCTTGCATTTTTCCCTAAAATAGTTTATAATGTCTGTTAAATTAGTAATGAGAGTACCCCATGAAACCAAAAAATAAACCCCACTATGTCAATAACGCAGATTTCTCACAAGCGGTGGTGGACTATGTTCGACACGCAAACGAATGTGCAGAACAAGGTAAATCCAAACCTATTGTCACCAATTATATCGCACAGTGCTTTCTAAAGATATCGGAGGGTTTGTCGCATAAGGCAAACTTCGTTCGGTACACTTATCGAGAGGAGATGGTGATGGACGCAGTCGAGAATTGTCTGAAGGCAATCGAAAATTATAATCTAGACACCGCAACTCGCACAGGAAAACCCAACGCATTTGCGTATTTCACACAAATCAGTTGGTATGCCTTTCTTCGTCGTATCGAGAAAGAGAAGCGTCAACAAGACATCAAGATGAAGTATTTGTCGGAATCAGGACTATCCGAACTTGTATCCGATGAGATAAACAACGATGAGGCTGCACGTGCAACCCAAGCGTTTGTGGATGAATTGCGTGATCGTATTGACTTTGTGAAAGAATCTGATAGACTATTCAATGAGTACGCAAAGAAAGAGAAACGTAAGAAACGTACACGTACTGCTGATTCTGATTTGACGGAGTTTTTTGATGAATGAAATGGTTTAGAATATGGCAGTACAGTTTAGGTGGTTATAGTGACGAAAAAACCGAACCATATGATACGTATATCACTATAGTGAGAACTATCATAGTCGGTGTAAACTTTATGACCTGTTTTTTTATTATGGCAAACACTGTGAGGCACTGGTGAAATTCGCAATACTAAATGATACGCACTGCGGGATTAGGAACAGTTCCGAAGTGATGATGGAGTACCAAGAGAAGTTTTACCGAGATGTTTTCTTTCCATACTTATTAGAGAATGGTATCAAAAAGATTCTTCATCTTGGCGACTACTACGACAATCGGAAGTTCATCAACTTCAAATCATTAGAACACAATCGTCAAATCTTTCTGGAGAAACTCCGTGAGTATAAGATACACATGGATATCATTCCCGGCAACCATGACGTGTACTACAAGAAC